AAGTCTCGCAAGGCTTCGACGAGGTCGACACAGTCGGCATCTGAAAAGCCAAACGAGGGTCTCGAAATCGACAACGAGACAGAAGCAGCTTGCTTCTGGACGAGGCCGCTGTAAGGATTTGTGGCATCCTTCGTCCACGTCAGTTTGACGTAGTGACGATTGCCATTCTTCCCGGGCGTATGGGTGATGATGGTTGAGAAACCACCACCGCCCGTATCAACACGCTCGGTCCCATATCCATCCGACCTGACAACAGCCAGAGTCAGCTGGGGAATGGGAGCAGCAGCGGCAACAGTGACGGGATCGACAAGCATAGAACGACTCCTGGTAGTATGAGGTGATCATCTACGGAAGGATTCCGTAGAATCACTTGCGCCGACTCGCTAGAATCGCCGCAAGTATTGATTGCTGGTACAAGCTCAAGGAGCTTGGTTCCAGTATCGTTTTCACATCGTACGCACTGGTAACGTTCCTGCGAATCTGCAGGGTATAGTTCAATATGCTCGTGTGAGACTTGTACCTTTGGGTCCAAGACTGACTAAGCACGTTATTGATCTTACGTTCCCAGTAATCGTCACTTCTCCAACTACGTGTGGTCGTAATTTCACCTTTCGTGATTCCGGTGAAAATACCCCAGTTGATCAGTGACTTGTCCGTGTTAATTATGTCAATAGCTTCGACATAGTTACCCAGACCAGTAAACCAATCAACCAGCCAAGACCATGGGATCAAGTTATAGAGATCCGTTGGCATTGGGTTCACACCCAGTTTAAAAAGAAGGAGTTCCTTCTTAAAAACTGGTACGTTCACCTTCGGAAAGTCGAAGGTAGCATTGACTACCATCCGGTATTCATGCTGCCTCCGATGTTCAGTCTGCGTTCTTATGGCAAACTGTTCCGGAGTTGGATAGTCGTAGGAGAAGCCAGGAGTATCGGTCGTTTTCCCAGCAACTTTGCTGAGAGAACGGAACGTTGTTGGTTCGCCAGATCTGCGCATAAGGCGATTAACCTCACGCGCAGCACGAACTGGCTTTTCCAACAAGTCCATGACATCTCTGTAGATCTGCTTCCACCCGAAGTGGTACGAAACGTACTCTCCGGGTATGTCCTTGGAACCGCGATTGAGATACTTTCTCAAAGCGGCTTGTTCTCCAATGGGCAGTAAGTGGAAAGAGTGATTAAAGTTCTCCAAAGCTCGCTTCAACGATAGAATCGAGCGCGGAAGATCTTTAAGCTCAACCACATTACGAAACGCCGTGTAACGGCGTGACATCGGGACAGTCTTAGCAAGCATCCCAAGTGCTTTCTTTTGCATTTGGGTTTCAAGCTCAGCTATTTCCGATGTTCGCAGAGCGTCAAGAGACGCCTTGGACATTACTGCACCGGGGCCGGAGTTCTGAGTATAATAGTAATCATCGGTCCAAGAGACCTGATTATTACAGCTCATACTCAGATCGTTATGCCGACTTTGATAGTAGGCGTTTTGGAGTGCAGGCGAGGTGATTTTGTAAGCAAAGTGCTCAAACTCACCCAGCTCAGACCCCATAGGCCTAGTTTTCGAAGTCGTATCCTTGGTCGTCGTTACTGAAGCAGATTGCTTCGGCAAGTTCTGACTTACCTGTAACGTCGTGCCCGAGGTCGGCATTAGGATTGGCGGACTATAGCAGAAGAATCCTGGAGGACCTCCTTGGGTACTCCATATGAAACTCTGATAGTTCTGTCGTGATCGATACTGACGATACTTTCGTTCGTCGAGCACCGACTGGACTTCCCTATACCGCGTCCTATTTACGGGGGTAATCTTGATTGGGAGTGCCCGAAACTTCTTCATCGGGTCGATCGCGAGTGCGAACGATTTGATGACGGAGAACGGGATAAACTCGAAAACAAGCTTCCCCACACCGGTTGCAGTAGCTCTAGCCTTTGCATACCGTTCCTCATAAAGCTTATGAGGATCGAGAGGACCGCGTGGATCCATGCCAAGATTGGTATGGAACTTACGATTTCTCTCAACGATAAGCATAGGCCACTCCATAGATGTGAAAGGGCGGTCTGGACACTTTGTCCAGGTGGACCCCGTGAGGG